CTTGTATTGACTTTACCAACTTCGCAAACTTATCATCCCTAATAACACGCGGGTTCTTTGGGTTCGGTTTTATTTTAGATATGGCTACTTTCACGTTCACAAAGATACAAATTATTTTAGAATTGCAAATATCAGTGTTTGAAACTCGGTAAGCGAACGGATGATGTGATATTCAAAACCTTGGTTGCAAATTAGCAACTCCCATTCACGTTGCCCTGCTGATTGCACACCATCTTCAGTTTTAAACTCAATCATGTACGCTTTTGATTGATAGTAAAGCACCATATCACTTCTGCCCGCCACCAATCCTTTTGCTTTGTTTCTTGCGCCATCAACACGGTTGCGCGAGTTGTTTAGGTTATAACACAATAACCCCCTTAAATTTGTGTAAGTGTTATGAAACCAAACGTAACAATCTTGATGTAATTTATCCTCGGAACACATTGTATCTATCTTTATTAAAAAATAACCAACCTTTTTTATAACCCATTAATTTAACAAAATCAAGTGCCTTTTGTTTGTCAGTCATTGTATGAAGTACAAATGCAGGTTTAATCAATTTTGCCTTGCACATTTCAACGAGAGTAATTAAATCTTGTTTCATTGCATAATCATTTATTTCTTTTTTTGGCATCAAAACAAGTTCGGCCATTTGTCCTTCAATTTTAGATTTTGGTTTGTAAATATAGCCACAAAATTTACATTCTTTTGAACGAATAGGTATTAATGCTTCACAATTCTTGCAGGACTTCATAGCTTCTGCTTTTTTTGTTTTTTGCACTTCCTTTTCTAAACTCCATATTCTTGCATCTTCCCAATAACCGTGTCGGCTAATATTGTTGCCAAAATCAAGTATAATAAATTTATCTTTTCCTTGGTTTAATCTGGAGCCACGACCACACATTTGCAAAAACAAAGGAAGTGATGTTGTAGCCCTGTATAATATTATTACTTCAATATCTGCTTGGTCAAATCCTGCGGTTAATATACCGCAATTACAAACTATTGCATTTGGTGTGTTGGCAAACCAATTTAATATTTGTTCTCTTTCTTTTTCTGGTGTTTCGCCATCAATGTGCATTGCTTTAATGCCATTAATATTAAATTCATTGCAAACTTCTATTGATGATTTTACATTGCTTGCAAACAATATAGCTTTCTTTCCTAATGTTAAACGCTTGTAATTGCTTACTACACCCTCGAATATTTTGTTATCTGTATAATATTGCTTTGTATCATAATCATCGCCTATACGCTTTAATTTTTGCATATTAATATTAACACCATAACTGATACAATCAACTAAATATCCTTTTTTTATTAAATCTGGAGTATCTACTAATTGTATCATATCGGTATAAAAATCACTTAAACTGCTTTGTTTTCCTTTTCTAAAAGGTGTTGCAGTTGCTCCTATAACATAGGTGTTCAATGAAAAATGTGGCAATAGCTTTGTAAATGGTTCTAAATGTGCTTCATCAATAATAATAAGAGTGCGTGATTTCAAAAACATTAAGTAATCATCAAATCTTCTGTTAAAAGTTTCAACCATTGATACATGCAAACTTTTGGTGAGGTCTGGTGTTGAATTTGCTTTTATTAATTCTGGAACCAATCCAAAGTTGGCAAATGTATTTGATGATTGCTTTAAAAGTTCAGTTCTGTGAGTAAATATAAGCACCCTGCCACCTTTATCAATAGCAGATTTTACCATGTATGTAAACATCACAGTTTTGCCACTTCCTGTTGGAGCGCAAAGAATAACACGTTTGTTTTTATTGGCAAAAGATTTTCTAATGCCATTAACTATTTCTTCTTGATAGTCTCTTAATTGTATCATTTAAAAATAATCTTCGTTAGCATCTTTCCACATTTGTTTTTCATTGAATACTTCAAAATATCTACCTATGCCGGGATGGTTACCCTCTTTGTACTCATGGCCATAAAATCTGCAGTATTCTTCCAACCATTGTTTGAATTTCTTTTGGCTTAACCACTTCTTTAAATCGGGATATTCCTCTAATAATTCATTGTACTTTTCACGCTTTGCAAGTCTTTGATTAAAGCCAAACGCTTCATGCGTTTTTGTCCATTCGTAAAACTCAAAGGAAGTATTCTTAATAAATTTACGTGTTTCAATATTGTCAAAATCGGCCTTTACCAATCCATTATTCAAGTAGTATTGCGCACATTGTATCATGTAATTATCAAATCTGCTCCATTCTTCATCGTTCCATTCATCAAAAAGTAGCTTTCCAAATTTCATCAATGGTGTGTTTTGAGAATTAAAATAACTGCTCAATTCAATTTCAAACTTCCTGCGCTCGAATGAGCCACCGACACCGCCAACGGTATAGTTAGTAGTAATTATTATTTTCGGGCTTTTCTGTACAGGAAGTTTAATCGCATCCTGCCCTTTGTACTCAATGGTTATTCCCTCGGTAATCAATGAGAATAAACGCTCAAAATCAAAGTTCTTTTTAACATCATCAAAAACCAATAGTTGACAATCTGTGCTAACAGTTTGATAAGGAAATGATTTATTAAAATCAAAAGTTTTGCCATCAATACTGCTCACTTTCTTTAAGTGTGAAAGGGCATTACAAAACAGCCCTTTTCCGCTTCCACCGTTTGGATTTTCACTAATCACACTATCATTAAGTATTACTGCCTTATTGTTTGCTGATGTCTTAAAGGAGTGCATAAGATAACCAATAACTGATTTAAAGGTGTTATACTTTTGCCTATCTTCACCAGATATGTACCAAACAAAACTTCTGTATTCACTTTTGTGATGGTCAGTTAATTTAAAATCACGGTCAATAATTTGGTTTTTCCAAACGTAACCATCAACATCCAAGTAGTCAATTGTTTCGAATGTATCTTTAGTTATCCTTACAATGCAGTTTCGGTAATAGATAAAAATCTCATCCTGCGTATCTTCTTTGATTTTGATGTCGGCACTGTCAAGCAAAGAAAGAAAATCAACACTAAACGCTTTTGTTGATGATGCCATTGAGTCATAAGGCATGTACCCTATATCTTTTCGTTCAATTAGGCATTTTAATACAAAATCTTTTATACGCTTTTCGTTTGTTTCTTCTACCTTGTTTTGGTCAATTTGTATAAAAGTAAATGTTTTACTTTCCGTTGGGAAAAATTTAGAAAAGTTGTTGTTCTCCAACCAAAACTTATACTTATGTGGGCTTAACTTAAACTTACCCTTTTCATCAAAAGTCCAATAATCTTCAATGTCTATTGTTTCACGGATGTATTCGGATGCCGACTCAATGATGTTTGGTGCAACATCTGGGAACATTTTTATAATTTCTTTTGCTGCCTTACCTTGCCTTACTTGCTTTTCAACTTTAAACTTAATTGCATTATCTTCAAAAAAACGTGTTCCATGTGCTTCAACTCTTTTGTATGCCGACTTGCATAATGTTTCAATTTCGGATAAGGTAAAGTCCTTTTCTTGAAACTCCGATAACACATTCATTGCTTCGCTTTTGCTGATGCCAAAAGAATTTAAAGCCATTGCCAACTTAAACAAGTTTTCGTTACGGCTTCCTTTGCTCATTCCGTATTTCTTTCGCCACCATGTAAGCAAGTTTTGAATGATACGGTTATCCGATTGAATGGCAAACAAAGGTGTTTGCGTTCCGATGTCGGAGTATTCTGGTTCCTCAACCTCGGCAAAAATTAATGCCGAATTGTTGATGTAAATGTTTGGGTCGTAGCTTTCATAACATAACCTGCTTATATTGCTACTTGAAACATCAAAGTATTCCGAATTAAAGTAATTTTTAAGAGCATCAAAATAACCCTTGTAGTTAGCTGCACCATCAATAGGTATTTTCACTATCAATTTAAAGCCATTGCCCCTTGGTGATATAAACATCGCGAACACATACTCATTGTCTTTTAATGACTCCATCAAGGCATCCATTTCGGATTTATCCTTAAACTTATCAAAGTCAAGGGGCATCAATCCACTAAACTGCTTTATGCCTTTATCGTTTCGTTCCTTGAATATGCCTTGAAAGTTTATTGCAGGCAGTTGTTTTTTTAGTTCCTGCTGCTTTTGCTCATCATTTTCGGCACGTATCTGTTCAACCAATACCTTTGATTTACCGTTCTTTATGCGGTCAAATACATAGTTTACATCACGGTGAAAACCATTAGTAATCTCTTTTAAGTTCTTATAAATTGTAACTGTCATAATATAATAAAGAAGCCCGATGCTACTGGGATGCAGCCAATAACACACGGGCTTTGTTTGGCAATCAGGCCAATATTATGAATAAGAATCTGCATCATTCTTTTAATTTTCTTGGGCAAATATAGATTTTTGTTTTGAATAAAAAAAATATAACACTTTTAACACGTAAAAAAATTTTAAAACATCATTCTTTACTTACTGCTGATTGAGTTTATACACTTATACAGGTTGAAAACCATTTTTTATAAAAAATATTTCAAAAAGTAAAAAAACGCTCAAATTAAATATGTATATAAATAAGGGGGTCAATGTGTATAACTGTATAAGATTAGACATAATAAAGCCCGCAGCGTTTTATGTTACTGCGGGCTTCTGTTTTTAAAGTGTTATTAATTTGCCAATACGTGATGTAACCAACTCATGATATTCATCCAACCACTTCCTGCACTCAATTACCCTGGCAATGATTTCTTCTTCAATGGTAACATCGCGCTTGATGTGGAATGCACCCCATCGTAAATCATCGGGAATATCATCGTCACTAATTTCAGTTCCGTAGTTAGCTTCTTCGGGGGTGGTAACAAGACCGTAAAATAATATGAAATTCGGCTTGTTGTATAACCTCATGTAACCGCGACCTTGCAATTCGTAGTCCTTGCTAATTGGCGAAGTGATGCTATCATGTAGCGACTTCATATCCCACGGTGCTTTAACATCAATTATAGTATCATGTAGGCAAACATCGCACGTACCTTGGAAGT